ATGATTAACGTTTCTTTTTCCATATCGTCTATCAGCTTCTGTATATCCTCAGCGGACAGATACAGAAGCCTTATTCGAAAAAATCAGATACATTTAACGCAATGGTTTGGTTATACTCATGTTCACAGTGAATGCATTTAACTGCTAATGGTTTTAATTGAGCATCTTCTCGTAATTTTATTGTATGCTCTTTTAATTTTACAAATGAGTTCCTATCACAATTCTGTAAAAAATCAAGAATATATTCTTTTTCATTTACAACAAATGACGGGGTAGTAATATTGTCAATTGATTCAGACACAAGAAGCATGGTTAAATCATTTAATTGTTTCATCATTTCTGTTGAATATTTTAATCTTTCTTCATCAGACGTAATCTCATTCATTTTTCTTACATTTTTTTCTAATTCAAACTGAGCCAAATTTAATTTATTATATGATTTATATGTGATTGGTTTGAACGCAATGGACATTTCATCAATAGCTACGTTATTTTTGTATTCATCTACTACTATTTTTGATAGTAATCCAATTAGATTAACATTATATGAAGCAGACTCAGTACAACTAGGACATGTTGACTCAACATCTAATAAATTTCCATTAGTTGCCGCTCTGATAGCTATTAATATAGCATCCAAATCAATTGTTGGGATAGACCATGGATCTTTAATATTTGGTACACAGCTTTTAATGATTTCAGAAATTGCCACACCGCTATATAGAGCGTCTGGAGTTTTGCTAGTTATTTCATCTATAGCTGTCATTGGATATACAGGAAGTTCTTTGTTATCAGGTAAATCAATAGCGTCTATTGGATAATATTTACCCTCGCTGGGTAATTTTAAATATATCGCAGGTCTACGAAAATATTGTTTTAATGGGTTATTGTTCATATGTTCTCCAAAACGGGTTTTTTACAATCATAAATACTATGAACTATTTAGTGGGTACAATTTACGCCTTTAAATAATAACATTATGAGTAAAATATATGGCTGAAGAATCGGAAGAATTTAGAAGATTAAAAGAAGCTTTGGGAATGCAAGCTGATTTAGCTGAGGAAGAGTTAAGAATCCGTCATGGTGTAACCGCTAAATTAGATGCTCACGGTAACGTAGAAGCAGGCACTTTGAAGGCTCTTGAAGCCACTGGTGCAAGACGTGGCAAAATTGAACAAAAAATCAATAGTGATTTAGAAAGACTTTTAGGTAAGGAGCAGGCCCTACAAAATAGAAAACAAGTTCTATATGAAAAAGAGTTAGAAAATTATAATTATTTTATTGATGATCAAAATAATTTAACAAAAATGCTTAGTAGGCAAAATCTTGATCTAGACAAAGAACAAAAAAAGGTACTAGACAGATTAAGAAAAGAAGGAGCTAGTGAAGAACGATCAAAAGCCAAACAGGCAGAATTACAAAAAGCCCAGGATGAATTTGGGAGTAACTTTGTCAAAGGTCTAGGTGATCTTACTAAAGGATTAGGTAGTTTTGCTATGGGTTTAGCAAACGGCAATACTAATTTCACATCATTAAATCCATTAATTGATATTGTAGCAAACTCATTAGCTAGCTTGGCTAAGGCTATACCATTTGTAGGTGAAGCAATAGCAGGAGCTACTAAAGCCGCAGCCGAAGGTGCTAAATTTGTTTTAGAATTAATGGACAAAAACCTTAAGGCATTTCAAGAATTAGCAAATGCAGGTGCATTAACTGCGGAAGGTATGGAAGGTGTTTCCAGACAATTTCTAGAATCAGGTATGAGTCTTGAAGGATTCAAAAAAGCAATAAGAGAGAATGCTGGTGACTTAGCACAATGGGGTAAAACAGTAGGTGGAGGTGCTGATAAGTTTACTAAAGCTGTAGGTATGTTGACTAAAGGTGACGGTCCGTTGGCAGAAGCTGGATTAGAATTACGTAAATTAGGAATGACTGCTGATGATATAGGAACTGCTTCAGCTGGATTCTTACAACAGGAACTTAAATTAGGTCGTGCTAGAAACATGACTGAAGAACAGCTAGCAAAGGGTACTGCTAAGTATGCACAAGAACTAGATGCATTACAAAAGGTAACCGGCTTAAGCAAAGAAGATATAATAAAACAACGTAATGAACAACTAGCTGACAGTCGTTTCTCGGCTAGTATGGATGTTATTGCTGAAGAAAATGCTGCCGGTGCAGAAGCTATAAAACAATTTGCATTAACTATTAAAGATCCAGAATTAAAACGTGGATTTATGGATTTAACATCTGGTGCAAATACTGAAGCAGCCAAAAAAGCGTTGAGAGTTATGGGTGATACTGTACCTGACGTAATAGATAAGTTAAAAAATTCTAAACCTGAAGAAGTAGCAAAGAATTTTGATTTAGCGCAGACAATGATGAAGAAGGGTGCTAAACAAGCTATTGATACTTTTGGTAAAGAAACCTTTGCATTGATGCCTGATACTAAAACATTAGGTAGTTATAGTTCATTAAGAGATATACAAAATCAAAATAATGTATCTTTGGAAGAGGCTATAGAAATACAAAATAAACAAAAAAAGGCAGCCGGTGATTTAACTGAAAATACAGTTCAAGCTCAACAAAACATGGAAAGAATGGGGCAAGAAGTTTTCAAAATGGGAACATTAGCATTGCCAATGGCTTCTAGTGCAGTAAATGCTTTTACTAAATCTATGGTAGATTTAATGAAATACATTAACAAAATTTTAGGTAAAGATCCTAATGAGGGTTTATCTAATAATGAAGAAGATAATAAAGCATTACTTAACCAACAAAAAGTAATGGACGAAAATATTGATGCACAAAAAGAGCTTAAAGATGCAATTTTACTGTTAAAAAAAGCACAAACTGATCCTAACAAAACTGATAAAGATAAAGCAGAATTACAAAAGGCAGTAGATGTAGCTAAGGAAAAGGCTAAAAAAACTCAATTAGAAGAAGAAGAATTTAATAAACAATCACAGATTGCTATGGCGAAGAAGATGGAACGTCAAATGGCAATGCAAAATGAGTTAAGAGTAATAAACAAAGAACGCAGAGCCAGTGGACAAGAAGCATATCTAAATACAGACCAAGCAAAAGCCGGCGGACATAAATTTAAAGCAGAAGCTGAAGACGCACCAACCACTAGAAGTGTAAGTTCAAAGGCTGGAGGCCCAAGCAATGAACATAGTTCTAGTGGAGGAGGAGGCGGTAGTAATATTAAATTGTCTAGTATTACTAGTAAATCAGGTAGATCAGCTCAGGTTAATGCCGAGTATGCTCCGCAATTTCAAAAATTAGTTGACTATTTAGATAATGCCGGATATGATATTCGTAGTTTAGGTGGATATATTGATAGAGATGTAAGAGGTAAAGCAGGAGTAAAAAGTATACATGCTCATGGAGCAGCAATAGATATCAATCCTGATACTAATCCAATGGGTAGTACTTTGGTTACAGATATGCCTGCAGAGATAGCTGATGTTGCACGAGGCCTTGGTCTAGGTTGGGGAGGAAATTGGCGAAGTAGTAAAGACGCTATGCATTTTAGTGCTGCCAAATCAGAGGGAGGAAGTTTACTTAAAGCAATGGATGGAGGAATATTTGATGGACCTAGTTCTGGATATGATGTTGAACTTCACGGTAGAGAAGCTATTGTTCCATTAAATAATAATGTGTCAAAAGATCCATTAACAAGCATGTCTATGCCGGGAGTAGATCAACTTGCTGGCATTACTCAATCAATGATGCAAATGATGGAAGATAAATTTGATGAAATGATTTCTCAACTAAGTACCGGTAATGCTATATCAGATAAATTATTACGTAATACAATGGTTTAACGCTAAATACTAGACAAAGTATCTACTATGACCTATAAAAAACGCTTCTCAAACAAATCCGGTATCTCTAGTCCCATATCTGGTTTTAATAATAACACCGGTGCATGGAACGGTAGCCCAGGACAAAACGGTAGTGATACCGGCGGTTACAATAATGCTGAAATGGGCTATAAGAACTATCGTAGCCGTTTACCAGAAGTATATACCGGTCACCCAAATCGTATTGAACGTTACAACCAATATGAAATGATGGACGTTGATGCTGAGATTAACGCTTGCTTAGACATTATAAGTGAATTCAGCACACAAACAAATGAACATAATAAAACACCCTTTGACTTAAATTTCAAAGATGAACCAACACAACATGAAGTTGAATTACTAAAAACTCAACTACAACAGTGGTGCAAATTAAACGAATTTGACACTAGAACATTCAAAATCTTCCGTAATACTATTAAGTACGGTGATCAGGTATTTGTACGTGACCCAGAAAATTTTAAGTTATACTGGGTCGATATGACTAAGGTTATTAAAGTTATTGTAAATGAAAGTGAAGGTAAAAAGCCTGAACAATATGTTATTAAAGATATTAACATTAACTTACAAAACTTATCAGTGGCTACTAAAACTAATACAGACTTTGCCTCTAACCCAGCAACTGGTATGGGCGGTACAGGTGGTGGAGGCGCAGGTGGAGGATATACTGTTCCAAGTATGCCCTACAACACATCAGGTAGTCGGTTTACATTAGGTCAAAGTGAAGCAGCCATTGATGCTAAACACGTTGTCCACTTAAGCTTAACAGAAGGATTAGACCGCTTTTGGCCCTTTGGTCAAAGTATTTTAGAGAATGTCTTTAAGGTATATAAGCAAAAAGAATTATTAGAAGACGCGGTTCTTATATATCGTGTACAACGTGCTCCAGAACGTAGAATGTTTAAGATTGACGTTGGTAATATGCCAAGTCACTTAGCTATGGCTTTCGTTGAACGTATTAAGAATGAGATACATCAAAGACGTATTCCAAGTACACATGGTGGTGGAAGTGTAGTTGATGCTAGCTATAACCCATTAAGTATGAATGAAGATTACTTCTTTCCAGTTACTGCTGACGGAAGAGGATCAAGTGTTGAAGTGTTGCCCGGTGGACAAAATTTGGGTGAGATTGATGACTTGCGTTACTTTAACAACAGATTAGCACGTGGTTTACGTGTGCCAAGTAGCTATCTTCCAACAGGACCAGATGATAATCCTACTCCAATGAGTGACGGACGTGTTGGTACAGCTATGATTCAAGAGTTCCGTTTCAATCAATATTGCGAACGACTACAGAAATATATCAGTCAAAAGCTAGACGAAGAATTTAAGTTATTCTTACGTTGGAGAGGATTGAATATTGATAGTGGTTTATTTCAATTACAGTTTAATCCACCACAGAACTTTGCAGCCTATCGCCAAAGTGAATTAGATACAGCACGTATTACTTCATTCAGTGCTATTGAACAATATCCATACATAAGTAAACGTTTTGCGTTAGAACGATTCTTGGGCTTATCCGAAGAAGAAATCAGTAAAAACGAAAAAATGTGGCGTGAAGAAAATGATAAAGAGATTGAGATTGAACCACAAGGTAATGATTTACGTAGTATTGGAGTGTCAGTGGGTGATATTGAATCTGATACACAAACTGGTGAAGATATGAATGCACCTGAACCAGAAGGTGGATTAGACGGTATGGAAGTAGCTGGTCCAGTTGGTAATGATGCCGGTAATATGGCAGGCAATGCACCAGGCGGTGCGCCCGGACAGATTTAAGATAAATAAACAATATGAAACTTTTTGAGATGTTTACTCCCGCTATTGAAGGTTACCAAGATGTAGAGTCTGATAACAGCAAACCAAAGTGGAAAGAAAGCCGTAAAACTAAATTAACATTACGTCAGATTCGTAAATTACGTAAGATGAATGATGTTAGAAATTACGAAAAGGCTAACTATCTTAAAAAGATTAACGCACAATATAGTCAGCCAAAACCTGATCAACCACAATTATAATATAAAAAAGCCTTATTCTAGGCAAAAACGCAAAAAAACAGCACTTATTGTGCTGTTTTGCCATATACACACTAAATAATTCTACAAAGCCATTTATATAGGAGACATTCAATGGATAATAAAAAATTTGAACAACTGATTGATTTGATTATCAATGAGAACGAAGAACAAGCCCGCGCATTATTTCACGATATCGTAGTTGAGAAAAGCCGCGAAATTTATGAAACAATGATGGACGAAGATGACATGATGAATCAGCCATCTGGTCCAGTAGAAGATTTGTTAGACGAAATTGGTAGCGAACAAACTGGTATGGCAGAAGGTGAAGATGAAGAATTTGACATCGATGACATGGATGACGACGGTGAAGAAACTGTTGACATTGAAATGGACAGTGAAGAAGGTGGCGAAGAAGGTTTAGAAGACCGTGTTGTTGACCTAGAAGATAAATTAGACCAGCTAATGGCTGAGTTTGAAGATATCATGGGCGGTGATGACGACATGGGTGATATGGGTGATGACGAAGGCGACATGGATGACATGGGCGATGACGACATGGGTGATATGGGTGGTGAAGAAGATCCTATGATGGAAGCTATCACACTAAAGAAAGTTTCTGTAACTCACGGTGACAATGGTGTTCAAAACAAAAGTACAGTAGACGCTAATAGCGGTCAAGCTGGAATGGACAGCAGACCAGTTAAGTTCAGTGGTGCTAGTGAATCAGTTCCAACAGGACCAAAAGGCCCAAGTAATGCATATGCAAAAGGTGAAACATCTGTTAAAGGTGCAGGATCATTTAAGAATAGTCCAGCACAAAATAATGCAGACTTAACAGCTGCACCTAAGCCAGTCACTAAAGACGAAGCAGGTAAAGTTCGTAGCCCAGTAGCAGAGTCACGTAGAACTACTGCTAAAAGACGCATTTAAGGAATTTGAGAGCAATGGCTTTGTATCTTAAAGAGCATCTGACTTTCGACCGTGCTAGTATGGTGGTCGAAAGCACAGGTGAAGGTGCTTTGAAGAGCCTTTATATGAAGGGTATCTTCATTCAGGGTGGGGTAAAGAACGCTAATGAGCGTGTCTACCCCGTTTCTGAAATTGAAAGTGCCGTTGAAACTCTTAACAGACAAATTACAGAAGGCTATTCAGTATTAGGTGAAGTAGATCACCCAGATGACTTAAAAATTAACCTAGACCGTGTATCACATATGATTACTAGTATGTGGATGGATGGTGCTAATGGTTTTGGCAAGTTAAAGATTTTACCAACCCCAATGGGACAGTTAGTGTCTACTATGTTGGAGAGTGGTGTGAAACTCGGCGTTTCAAGTCGTGGTAGCGGTAACGTGAATGACTTGGACGGCAAAGTTAGTGACTTTGAAATAGTCACTGTGGATATTGTCGCACAACCTAGTGCACCCAATGCTTATCCTAAAGCAATATATGAAGGTATGATGAATATGCGTCATGGTCATAAGTTGTTGGATATTGCAAAAGAAGCACAAGGCGACAAGAAGGTACAGAGATACCTGAAAGACGAAGTGGTTCGTCTTATCAAGGATCTCAAAATTAACAAAGGGGATTAAGCATGTTAGATGCTATCAAACCATTACT